GTCGTCGTGCTTGATCAAAAATCTCAATGCAGTGATGCCGACCACGTTTATCTCGCAAGAGATGGATGACACGATTGGTAATCCGTCGAGGTGGACTGGTGTAACAGTAAACAGTCCTGGTGCCGCAGCTATTCACGATGCAATTCAGATTTTCATCGGTGGTGGTGGTGGCACCCCAGTCTTCACCGGCGGAACTCTTGATCTTGTGGGGTATAAATAATGGCCGTTCGTCGAGGAACATTTGAAAGTCGCGATTTCACAGCCGATCCTGGCACGTCTTGGGTTGTGGATGTTCCTGCGGGGCACACTATCGCGGAAATTACAGTGATCAATTGCGGCCTTTCGGCTTCAGATTCAATCAACTTTAGAGTATCCTCAGGCGGCACTCCGGTGTCTCTTGCTAACCGAGTATTTGTTGGTGTCACAACAACCTCGTCCGTAGTCGATCAAGCTGCACCGACCACTGCCGCTCTTACACATCTGGGCACTAGCGGGATGTATGGCACGGCACAGGTATGGAACCTCAACACCGCCGCGCCAGTTACGATGTTTCAAGAACATTTTATGTCGCCGTGGCAAAGTAGGGCTGCTGTATGGAAATCAGTTACCCCATACGATCAGATTTACATTGACGCGGGTGGGAAAACTATTAACGCAGGTGACATCTATGTCCAACTTTATGAACGCTCAAATGTAGTCGTCGTACAAGATTTCACAGCGGACCCTCTTACTGACTGGGAGTTACCCAACCTCAAGAAGAAGTTTGACAATGCAATTGTGCTCTCGGCCCATGACCTCACGTTGTCAGCCTCAGAGGCTATGTCCTCACGCATCTCCACAGACGGTGTGAGCTTCGACTCAGGGGCCTCCGACTACTTGAACGGATTTGCATTTGATACCAACGATAACGCTGCCCTCATTAACCACGCGCCATTGGAGCAGAGTAGCGGCACGGCGCAAGGACTCTGTTCTCTGATCTTGGGTCTGACGGCGGAATGTCGCACCCTCTGGCAAACCAACGATATGCGGGTGGTGGTCAACAACGCCGCCTTGTCTATGACTAACCGAGAGACGCGGCAAGTTGAAAAGGCACTTCAGATTTCTGCTGACGGTGGCGAGACCATCGACGGTGGTACTGGTTACGCTGTAAAATACGCACTATAAAAAAGAGGCCCCAACTAAGGAGCCCCTTCTCTGTAGAGCCGCCAATCGCGTAACGCAATCCCTTATCTCTACATTATCTGCCTCCAGATTCCTAGAGGTCTGACGAGCGGCAGTTAGTCACAACTCCTAAATACAGGCTACTTTAGTAGCGTTTTTGATAAAAATCAGCAGTATTCCTGCTACCCTTGTTACATCAGCTTCTGTATAGGAATGTGGTTCTAAGATTTGTATAGCTCGATCCACACTCCATTGACGTAATTCTAATTCATCACTAATCCACATTATTCACAACTCCTATCACCATTCTCATCAATGAAGCAGGCTGCTCCATCTGGGGCGGCTTTTTTTGTTAGGATACCCTCTCGTTTACCATCAGGTCTGAAGGTAGTAATACCGGAGGCTCCTCCCTCATAGGCGGCGGTGTAGATATCTTTGAATTCAAGGAAGGAAACCTCCGGGCCGACATTACACGTCTTGGATACACTACTATCTACATACTTAGACGCTACGCAAAGAACTTTGACGTGATCTTCTACACTACACTCTTCACTTGTTACACCTACCACCCCATACTCAGCTTCAACAAAGTCCATAAGTTCAAAGCTCCGCACAGACCCGTCAGACTGATAGATAGACCTAAAGTAAACTCCGCTAGTGTAAGGAGGTTCCACTCCACTAGATACATTCCCAGCAGCCAAAGAAATAGTGCCAGTGGGAGCAATGCTAAGGAGGTGACTATTACGTATTCCATAATCTTTTATTGACTCCTGTATATGTATAGGTAAGGTGTGGAAGAACGAGTTCCTACTGATCTCATAACGTGTCTCTCCTCCCTTCCAGTCTGGTATAGTGATTGTCTTACCAGCCTCAGGTGGAGTGTGATACAATCTATTAAACTTCTCGAACGGACCCTTCTCTATAGCTAATTGAATACTAGACAAGTAAGATCCATCTCTCAAGATAATAAGAACCTCCTCCATGAACTCAATCATCTCAGGAGAGCCGTAGGGGTAGCCTAGGACCTCAGCAGTGTTGGCTAACCCAGTGATACCAAGTCCCATACGACGCTTACTGGTGGCCTCTGTGCGTTGCTCTGGGAGGGGGTAGATAGCACGGTCAATGACATTATCCATTGCTCGGACTACAGGGGGGATATCGTGCTTAAATTTCTCCCAATCAAATCTCTGCTCCATGCCAAACAAACTAGTACCTTCGATATAATCTTTTTCTGAGGGAAAGATATCGAAAAGGTATTTAGTTAGATTGAAGCTACCTAAAAGACATGCGCCAAATGGAGGGAGCGGTTGCTCGGCACAGGGATTGGTTGCAACGATATCCTCACAGTACCAGAGATTGTTTTTTCTGTTAATGGTATCGAGAAACAATACACCCGGCTCTGCATATTCCCATGTTGAGCGCATGATCTCATCCCACAGGTTTCTTGCTCTGATTGTTTCATATACTCTTCCACCAAAGCAAAGATTAAACTCTCCATCTTCATGGACGGCTCGCATGAATTCATCTGTCACTCCTACTGATATGTTGAAATTAGTCAGTCGTCCTGGTGTTCTTTTACAGTGAACGAAGTGCCGTATATCAGGGTGGTCCACCCGAAGAACAGCCATTTGAGCGCCCCTACGGTGGCCAGCACTAGAAATAACTGCGCAACCAACATCAAACACATCCATAAAACCCCTAATACGGTGTTCGTCACCGACGGGGCCACAAGAACTACTATCAACAGAAGCGATGTGTTCACCAGAAGGACGCAAGGTACTAAAATCATAACCAATCCCACCACCGAGACGCATCGTCTGTAGACTTTCAGTAAACCTCTTACAAATTCCTTCCATCGAGTCTGGAATAATACCACTAACAAAGCAATTAAAAGGGGTAGTAGAACGGGTAGCTCCCACCGCAACCTGAATCCTACCTGCCGGAAGAAACCTCTGATCGAGTAGTATGTCACGGAACGTTTTAAAATGTTCTTCATCATCGGAGATGGCCCCTGCAATACGTGTCATCCCTTCTTCAAAAGTTTCTCCTGATTGAAGATACTTGGTTGAGTAAATAAATTCGCTAACTTCTTTATTCTGGTTCATTTTTAAACAGGCGCTCCAATGTTTTCCCAAGTCAAGAGATAGTCCACAACTTCAGACTCCTCATTTGGAGAGATAGCAAAGACAATTACTTTATCTAGTTCTCCGTCAAAATTATCAGCTCTTGAACCGATGATCTTTTCGATAAAGTAAGCATCATAGCCCACAAGGTATTTACACTCATCTCCACTAGCATAGACCTGGAACACTAGTTTAGCTGCATCTATATTTTTCTCTATCCAAGTATTGAAAATGTGCATTGCTGATTCCTGTGACCTACACACAAGACCTTGAAACGGTTGGGTCTTTCCAACATGGTAGTGTGCAGGTTCAACTTCATGTGAAAAAGCAGTTACCCCCCAGCCAATCCCTACAACAGCAGCAAGAGTGATAAAAAATTTATTCATCGTTGTCGTCCTCCATTAAAATTGTTGCGTCTCGAACTGATACCTCTTCGACGTGTGGTACACGCTTATCACTACGAACTTTGAGTCTATGTGCTCTATCTTCGTGCAATTTACGAGCCTCGGGATGCAAGCGGAGCTCTGCTCCTTTACGGACTTTATACTGTTGTTTCTTAGTCGTCATCTCCAAGGTCCTTTAGCTCATCAAAGATATACTCATTCAAATCTATAAAACCATTGCAAAATAAGAAACGCATTGCTTCCCACTCCTCTATATCATTTTGTTCTAGGATCACAGCAAGGCCAAAGTCCTCCGCAAGTTGCATGTAAACACTGTCGTCAACCATCGTACTCTTTCCTCAAGCTATCCATGCTTATGAACTGAAGATCATAGTTCCCATCCTCTACGTTCCGCTTCACTACTACTCCACGCCACCACAGTTTGTTTACTTCTCCTGCCCAGTCTGCCCAGTAATCTTGGTAGACTCCACATACGAGGCCATTAATCTTTCTCCCTCCAACAGTAGTTCTGATACTATAGTCAGCCGTGTGGACATGTCCTTGAGTACAAGACACGAACTCTTTAGTGAGAAGGGAATAAGCAGGGTGCTCACCACTAATAGCCCTGCCCATAACACCAGACACAAAGAAGTGAGCGTAATGGACACTATCAACCACATGTACACCCGGAGTACGGCCAGTGTATTCGATAACTTCATCGTAGTACCTCTTGAAGTCTAGATCATCAAACGATATAGCACCATCTAGTTCAGGTGAAAGATTAAGGGCACGTTTGATACGGTGCTCGTGATTCCCTTCGAGGATGCAAGAGTAAGGTAGTTTCTTCTTTGCCCGTTTGATTGGATGCCACATACGATCCTGGAAATCAAGATGGGCGTCAATATCCTTACGGTAGTTACGTCCTTGGAATGCTCGTGTCCCTTTATCATACGAAGACAAAGAGGGCATGTCAGCGGCGTCGCCCATATTCACCACTACATCCGGGCGTAACTCCTTAATGAGTTTGCCTAACCAATCTGCCCGGTCATTGTGGAATTGATAGTGTGCGTGTTGGTCTGGAACTATGAGATGTGTCTTACTCATTCTTTTTTACCTTCTTGAGCCTTAATAAGGAGGTGAATTCTCATATTTAAAAGTTTAATAACAGCACCTTGGATAGTCGCAGCTTCTTCCACCATTTCTATGGAATCTAGAAGACCACACACATACCCTGCTTTAAAGTTTTTAACCCTATCCATAATTAATTACCTCAACACCAGCATCTTCTGCAAGCTTTACCATCCCTGCTGTACCCCTACCTCCAGGAAAAGCTATCACAAGATCAGGTTCTCCTTCTTCTAACATCTGAGCATTACGTTTGTATCCTGCGGACTTACCATACTTACCCCATTCTGCGTAATAAATATCTCTCGAAAGTTCATTATCATACGCCCAACTTTCAGCGTGAGTATCAGCACCTCTAGCACCGCCAGAGATAATAGTTGTCCACGGGGCATCCCACTTAATGTAGTAATCCTTCCAACTTGATAGAATATCCCACACAATAGCTTCATGGTCAAAATCTCTACCACCACAAACAAGAACTTTAGTCATTCTTCCTCTCCTAATATCATAGGTTCCATCTTTGAGTTTACCTCTCTTCTAAATGTAAGAGCGTGTTCTTCTACAGCAAATGTAAAGACCATAGATGTACACGTCTCTCCGTTATCACCACTCACTTGTGCCTTGACTTGCCACACAAAATTACCGTATATGTCACACTCCCACACTGGTCCTTCAGTGACAAAGTAGACTATAAGACCTTTAACCATTACCAATTTAATATTTTATCTAATTGTTCTACTGCTTGAACCCATTGAGCAAGTTCAGAGTAAACTTTATTGTGATGGTGAGTTACTCTCAAATCAATAGACTTCTGTTGCCACTTCCTCATATGATAGATAACTTCCTGTGATATATGTTCTAGTTCTGTATCTTTAACCATCTCTCTGGTACCTCTCCAATTGCCCAATCAAATCCGTGCTTTTTACACCAGTCACTATACCGCATCTTTGCTCCCTTACGTATAGGGTTGTCTCTTTTGAATAGAAAGACAAAGGTTTCACTAGGATTACAGTGTTTAACGGCGAGCATCTTACACTGTGCATCCCTGTCTAGGTATCCTTTCACCTCAATGTAAACCACACTACCGTCAGATCGAACTATGGTAAAATCAGGCCAATAAAGTCTGTCTTCTAAGGTGTACCCAAAAGGGTGGTGCTCATAATCAAACTTGAACTTTGGCTTTGCCTCTGCACGAGCCTTGTGTAAGAGTTTTGCTACCTCTACCTCCAATAGTGACCGATACTTTATACCATAGTAGGAGAGGTCTTGTTCTTTGCTACGTCTACTCATAGTACATCACCAGAATATCCATCAAATCACCTAGATCATCCAAGACAGCCATTACCTCTATATCAGGGTACCAAAACTGTTTAACATTCTTGACAAAGGTATAGATAGTTTCAACCTCAGCCTTTGTTAAAGGGTTGTCTAACAGAAAAGTCTTAACCATTTGATCAGTCATTAGTTTTCCAGAACTCCCATGTGATCTCAACCATATCAGTAATACGATCTCCGTCCACTACAGTGGAGTAGTGTCGGGCATTGATATCATAATTAAGACCTAGTTTTTCTACACACGAAGAGGCATCTGCACTATCATTATCTAATAGTTCGATGTCATCATCCTTCCGTAGATCATACTTACAGTCAAAGGTATATCTTTTACTATCACTAAAATCAAATTCTTTTAGCTTGTCGAATAGGGTCCAACTGCTCATCTTTCTTCTCCTCCTTTAAATCATATTGTTTTAGATTTTCTCTGGCTTGGTCATATTCAATAGCTGTTGAATTCACACGATCAACCAGTAGGTTTCTAACCACATCACTTCCGTATTTCTGGAACATGGTTGTCCCCTCTCTTCTTCTGCTTTGTCCTATACTCTCTTACGCGATCTTCTGCTAGGACATAGGCTTCAGCCTTAGTGTTAGCATCTTCAATTAAAAACTCTAGCCACCTATCTTCAAAAGATTTCGGGGACATTCGGCTCCCTTTCCACATGAGTTAAGAAGATTGGTCGTTTTCCTTTGTACGCAAAAGTTCTAAGTCCTGGCCAGCAGTGGGCTTTGAAGGGACAATAGGAACAGTTAAGTCCGAGCTTAAGGTTGCCGTTGACCCAGCCTTTTTCGTTTGGTTTGTTTTGGTCAATAGCTTCAAACCCTCTTTCTGGGCACGGTGTCCCAGGTGCAAGTTTCTTTCGTCTGGTCGAGATCGTATTAGATAGCTGTACAAAGTCTTCCTCCGTAAATGTGTGGCGGTCGAGACACAGATGGCCAGTCACCTTGTCCACTACTAAGAACGCAGCTTCATTCTTGAAAGTTACTAGATCGTCGTCCAAGGACCCGAGAAGATAACTCCCGAGTTGTGTGAGGTATCCAAACGCATCGTCTTCACGGCACAAACCACCTTCGAATTTCTTAAAGCCAGGAGATGAGGCTGATTTAATATCGACGAGCATTCCATCAATAACAACATCTCGATGACCGGGGACTCCTCTGACAGAAATAGAGTCCTGTTCTCCTTCAACCAAGTGCCCAGACTTTCTAGCCAACTCCAATAACATCGTTTCAACGAGGTCTCCGTAGAGGAACTTAAGTCTTGTTGAGGGATGGAGAGGCTCACGGTGAAGAGGGCTATGTATCCCGAACCATAGTTGACGGAGGCACGGCTTTCCAATTGAACTAAGTCTGAGGGTTTCGGGCCGCTCTTCCTTTCCTCTAGGAGCCAACCGCTGCTCAAGAACCTGCGCGTGTTCTTCCCCGTAGTTGGTAAAGTCTTCATTGTTGTTCACCCCTTCCTCTAGGGTCTTGTAAATATCATCTACTAGTGTTGAAATATTTTTCATAATTATCCTGCGTTAAATGAGGCTAAGACTACTCCATAATCTATTTCATTTGCTGCTATACCAATATATTTTACTTTCACAAGGTTTGAAGTTTTACACCAATAGGAAACATTGTCCCTCCATTCACCAAAGATACCCGGATGAATATTTCTAGCCTCTTCTTCATCTTTAGCACAGACAATTAGACTATCATACGTATCATAACCATCGTTGGAATCTTGACTTATAAGATATAAGTTTCTGTTCATCATAGGAGACTCCATAGAGCTAAAAGAACTACCCAGATAACCGCCACAATTAAGACAGGTTCCATCTTAGAAGGGAAGCCCATCAGTACGGTTCTCTTCAGTGGCAGGCTCACGCTCCTCACCATCACTTTCATACTCAACGTGCTCGTCTACCCTGATACCCTCTAAGCGGACAAAGGTGCGGCCATCTACAGTGGTGACATCGAGCTTGACGGTGCAGATAGAGCCGTTACCGATGAGACCACCACCTCCGTTCATTTCATTCCAACCATCGCCATCTACGTCTACGATAGTAGGAGGACCACTCCACTCAGTGATGATCTCTTCACCATCAGCTTTGAAGTGCTTGTGCTTACGCTTGAACGTAACGTAAGTGAGCTTGGAGTCACCAGGAAGATAGAACTTATCTAATTTCGGCCACACCTTGCCCTTGTACAAAGGATTCCACGTCTGTACCTCCTTGAAATCATCTTTACCAAGGCCAACATCAATGCAGTACTGTCCGTCCTTCGGAGCAAACTTACCCTTGTCTCGGTTGAACTCAAAGACCTTAGCAAATTTCACCGGGCCTTGGAGGTAAACAATCTTAGTAGTGCTCATTTCTTTTTCTCCTAATCCTTCTAACCATTCGTCAACAAGGCTGTCTACCCAACCTTCGTGATCCTCTCTCTTCATTGTCTTTCCTTGTTAAATGTATTATACCATTAAAAGGGGCACGTGTCAACCCCTTTCATAAGTTTTTTCAAGTACCATTCTGCCTTCTTCAAATCTTCTAGTGGTTTGCCTTTGTATGTGTACCTCCAAATGTATTTCAACACATTACCCTTAAGGTATCCTTTAAATTCCTCCTTACTCATTGAAGCTTGGATAGCTTGTATGCACTCAATACCGTGTGTATTGTAGTGAGGTGGATTGTTTACTTTATCTTTAGGATTCATTTGGGCTACCCTCTTCAAATAGTAACGCATCTCTCATACCTTGAAGATAGTTCTCACTGATACCTTCATCCCACTTCTCCATTACCTTGAGGATGACAACAGCTCCATCAACATAAGCCTTATCAAAGCCATCTTCAATTGTCATCATGTGTTCTAATACCATCTTTGATAGTATGTCATAGCTAGTGTGTTTCACGCCAGTTCCTTCCTGTTGGTAGAAATTAAAGAGACCACCTGCATAATCACCTCGATCTCATCTTGTAGTCTCTCTATCGTTTCGATAGCATCATCCACAACCTGACATACCAGCATCTTGTGCCCCATGGGGTTAAGATACTCCTCATCACCTAGTGCATCTACTAAATCACTCAAGTGTTGTGTTATAGTTCTTGTTGGTGCGCGCGTCATCGCCAGTTCCTTCCTGTTGGTAGAAATTAAATTATTAATTCCATCCTCGTCGTATCCACCAAGACCATTTCTTAGTGATAGGACTACCTTCTTTTTCAAGTTTGTTAATATCTCTATAGCCATATCCTTCTTCATCCCTCATTTTTCTACACCAAGTGTGATACATTTCAGCTTGCTCGTCAAACCAGTTTCTTTGGCGTGAGTGGGCAGATGGTATTGAATACAAGCAGGTAGACTTTGTCCATGATGAGTGGCAGACAGAGGTATACTCAGAGGCGTCAGCACACCAAC